CCAACAGAGGCGAGAGCCTCTTTAAGCACCGTAGGCTTCGATGTGCTGTGGTTTGGTAGGGGTTAACCGGAAAATGAGCTAGAGCCTCTGTACGAGGCTGTGAGTGCGCTGTGAGGGCAATTAATGGGAAGAGGGAACAACACCTACGGGTTCAGTAGTCTCTGTCAGCTCTTTCAGAGAAGTGTTGGTGTTTAAAAAAAGAGAGGGGTGAATAGGAGCTACCCCTGTTTAGGGATAGCTCGATGAGTTTAAGCGTTATGGTATGCTTTGAAGATTTCAGCAAGTCTAGGATTTGCATCAAGTTTATCTTGAAGAGTTACACGATGTTCCGCAATTGATACGAGTTCGTGATCAGTATCGTTATCGGTTCTTGCGATAGAACAGATACGTCGCTTTTCGAGATCTCGCTCGGTTGCAGCTTTGTAGGCATCTGCATGTAAGGACCAGGCAGAAGCGTATTTGTCTAGTGAGTCCACTGTATTAGTTATGACGTGAGTCACTTTGCTTACGGAAGTGAGTGCGTCAATGGTAGTACGTGAAAGGCTGTTAAGTACAGTCATGGTTAGCTCCTAGCTAGAGAGTAAGGGCATTAGTACCCAATAGACGCGATAGCGGTATGCAATCAGTAGAGGGGCTGATGTGTTCTAGGAGACTAAGTAGGGGGGGGGATATTTTGTTTTAGTGTTTCAGTGTTATAGAAAAGACAATGGGAGGTAATTATTAAAATTTTCACATAGAAAAAATATTTGAGAATTTTCTATGTAAGAAAACCAAGAAAAGAAGATGATTAAAAACAAGACTATCTCTTAGTAGTACACCTACTAACAAACAAAGATCTCTATAAAAGAACTGGAGTAGAAGTCTTTATCTAAGAAGGAAACCTATAAAAACACGAAGTGTTTTTCTAGGTTTCTGGAGTAGATAATTACTTCTACGAAAGGGGTTTTATAGAGATCTTTAGAGAAAAGAAAAAAAATTACTTTAGAGGGTTTACTTACTATATTTAGTAGTTCATATGTATAATAACCTATAGTTCTACTAAATATTGGAAACCAATGATTACTGTAGAAGAAGTAAAAAAGTCTCTCCCTACTCATCTTAAGCCCGCAGCAACACAAGAATTTGTGACCAAGTTAAATGGGTTAGCTACTAATCCAGAAGTGGCCGAAATGCTTCGGGAGAACTTCATTTCGTACACCCACGTCCTTCGAGAAGGGCGGTTCAAGGTGAAAGATTATATGCGAGCTGTGGTGTATGTTTCCTTCAAACTGATGGGATATACAAATCAGGACGCCTACAAGAGAACCTTCCCAAATCGGCATCAGGCACTGGTTGCAAGAGGGGCGAGTTCGAAAGATATTTCAGCCTATACTGCGGCCTATAATAAGAATAAGCTGGTGAACATGGTTTTGGAACAAACCTTGGTTCCTGTTTGGGTATTGAACCAGTCGATCTATCAGAAGGCTATTAATATCCAGGCTGAGCTGATGTTGACAGCCAATAGCGAGAAGGTCAGATCTGATGCTGCCAATTCACTTTTAACGCATCTTAAAAAACCTGAGAGCAAGCAGGTGGAATTGTCGATTGGACTGGAAGAATCCTCTGGAATGCAGGAACTTAAAGATACCCTGACTTCATTGGCCCAGACCCAGCAGGACATGATAGGGCAGGGGGTCACAACCATCGAGATTGCTCATCAAAAATTGGGACAGAAATTACCAAATTCAGCAACTGTTTTTGAAGTTAACGGTCATACCACACCAAAGCAAAGCGAAATCGTAGACGCGGTAGTGGTGGATGACTGAAAAGGAGAATATCGAAGATATTCCCGATTTGCTTGGTTCAGCAGGAATGCTCACCCAGAGCGTCGATGCATGGCTTAATCAGGTTGATTACAATAATCTGAATTCAGGACATTATGTACCAAGCGCATTTGCGCTAAAATTTACCAATTTCATCAAGCTTGTGAACGGGGAGGGGGGTGAGCAGAATCTGACCCCGGTAGTCCATCTTGCGATGTTGGATGAAATTGCAGGAGCTAAAAAGAAGATCGCTAACCTATGTGCGCGTGGTATGGCTAAAACCACGCTAATGTTTGAGTATCTGGTTCTTTACATAGCAGTTTTCGGGGAAGTTGATGGTTTCGGTCCTGTAGATGGGATGATCTATGTCTCTGATTCCATGGATAATGGTGTGAAGTCTGCCCGGAAGAATATTGAGTTCAGATATCAACAATCCGAATTTTTGAAAGAATGGATTCCTGAATTTAAGTTTACCGATAATTATTTACAGTCCAAAAATAAAGATGGTGGCATATTGGGTGTTAAAATGTTCGGCGCCAAGACAGGTTTGCGCGGAACCAAAATATTTGGCAAACGACCCGTGATTGCCGTGCTGGATGATCTGGTCTCAGATGAGGATGCTCGATCTAAAGCATCAATGGATACAATTAAAAACACTGTCTACAAAGGTGTTGACTACGCCTTGGATCCAAGACGCCGGAAGATCATCTTCAATGGCACACCCTTCAATAAGGGTGATGTCTTATATGAAGCTGTAGAATCCGGGGGATGGCATGTGAATGTCTATCCCATCTGTGAAAAATTTCCCTGCACCAAAGAAGAGTTTCGCGGAGCCTGGGAAGATAGATTTACCTACGAATATGTGCTGGAACAATACCAGACAGCTGTTGCAACAGGGCAGGTGTCCTCGTTCATGCAAGAGCTCATGCTACGGGTCACATCTGAAGAAGAACGCCTTATCCAAGATGGGGAGATCCGCTGGTACAAGCGAGTGAATCTTCTAGAAAATAGGCATAATTTCAATTTCTATATCACGACAGACTTTGCCACAAAAGCCAAGCAGTCAGCGGATTTCTCAGTGATCTCCGTCTGGGCCTATAACAGCAATGCAGATTGGTTCTGGGTGGACGGGATCTGTAAAAAACAAACCATGGATAAAAATAATAATGATTTGTTCAAACTGGTTCAGGAATACCATCCTCAATCCGTGGGGATTGAAACATCAGGTCAGCAGGGGGCATTTATCGACTGGCTCCAGACAGAGATGATGACGCGAAATATCTGGTTTAACTTTGCTCAAGGTAAAAATGGTAGCCCAGGTATCAGACCCGAAACCGACAAATTATCAAGATTCAATGTGGTTGTTCCGTGGTTCAAAGCAGGGAAGATGTATTTTCCCGCTGAACTGCGGGCTTCAGAAATCATAGGTGAGTTCATGCAGGAAATTCAGATGGCAACAATTACCGGATTTAAAAGTAAGCATGATGACGCGCTAGACACCGTGAGCATGCTCAGTTACATTAACGCGTGGAAGCCGAGTGAGCAGACACCCGTTTCTCAGCAGCCAAACGGCATCTGGGACATGGAAGATGATCCCTCACAACGCCAATCCAGCTATTCATCGTATATTGTTTGATACTTTAGCTTCTGATTGGAGTCCTCAAAATGAACGTAGACGGCCTATTTGCACAGTTGTCTTACGGAGAACTGTCTAACCTTGCGATAGGGATGGAGGGCTCTGGAGAAGTGTTGCCGGCAATGCAGCCCAGCATCATTACTCACACCAACCATGTGCTTACAGATATCTACAGCCAAATGGCGCATAAAAGATGTTATGTTAACTTAGAGCTCGTTGCAGACCAAACGGTTTACCGCATACATCCGATGCACGCTGTTACAACGGTGCCTCTAGATAACGGAATTCCAAGATTTATTCAAGATACAGTTGATGAGCCCTTTGTGCAGGAAATCATCAAGATCATGGATATTGAGGAAGCTGTGGATACAAATGAAGATGGAAAAACCAATATCCATCTTAATGACGTCATAGATACAGCCTCTATTAAGACACTTTCTTATGATACCATTTTGGTTCCTGATCCGGTTGCAGGTATTGTCCTGGTTCTGGAATGCCAGGTAAATCATTTAGCGCTATCTACCAATCCTGTAGATTTAACCGAAGAGATTGAGCTGCTCCCTGTGATGCAGGCAGCTTTGGTCGCAAAAATCGCAGCGCGGGTTTATTCCACCATGAACGGAGAAGAAAACGCAATAAAGGCAGAGCGTCTCAAAGCCGAGTATGAGGCTGCCTTGCGTCTGGTCAAACAGGAGGATCTGGCACCTGATAGCTCTTCTGCGGTAACCAAGAAAATGCATCTAGGTGGCTGGCCCTAATGACCGTTGTAACGAATCTTCAGTTATGGGCGGATAATTTAGAAACAACTCAGCTTCCTGAGATTGAATCTGATATCAGTACATTGCAGGTGGAAGTCCCTGCCCTGTCTGCGCTAATTACGCAAAAAGCACAGCAGTTTTCTGACAATCTGGCAGCCTATGCTGTCACGGTAACTTCTGCAGCAGCCACTGCTTTACAAGCAGATGATCGATCTGATCTGGCTCTGACGGAAATCTACGCGCTCAAACAGGCTCTGGAAACTTACACGGATAGTGCAGTGGCAGGTGTTCAGTCCAGTCTGGATACCAGCGTAGCTGACTTAAGCAGCCAACTGGCAACGCAAGTTCTAGATGACACCGCAACAGCAGTTGCGGCGGAAATAGCTGGGGTTTTGTCAGATACAGCGGCTTTGGCAGCAACAGCCACAGCCATGTTAACTAGCGCAGAGGATAAGCATAACGACATATTGGCGGGGATTGATCTTTTAACAGATGTAACCGTCCCTACACTCTCTGTATTGGTAGATTCCCAAGGAACTATAATCAATACGCTTGGGCTGGATTATGCGGCGATTACAGCTAATTATCCACATGCAACACTATTGGAAGGTATTGACGCAGCCCAGGCTAAAAACGAAGCAGATCTCGCTCCACTAGCCGGGTCTATCTTACGCATACCAAGAAACCTTTGGGGCAGAGATCTGGAGACAGCTTCTGATGTTTTGGAAAAACCAACCCTAAATACCTACGGGACGTTTCATGTAGATGACGCAGATTTCGGGGAATGCTTCGAGTTTGGCGATAGCAGCAATACAAATGTCGGACCCGCCTACCCCATCGATTTTGATAACAATCGGGTCTATAAGATCACAGCGACCTTCAAAGTTATAACTGCGAATACTTGGGTCCATTTTGGAGTAACCACGCAAAAGGGAACTTCACTGGTTGAGGGGTATAACGCCAAATCTATAACCGGTTCGGCACTTACAGCAGGAACAGTCCACACAGCAACCATCTATGTTGGCTCAGATGCAACTGCTCTCGGAAATTACGGGCTTTCGGCAGATGAGTATATTGTGCTGGCTAATTCCAGCACAGCTAACAAACTCTACTGGTTTGTGGAACAAAACCTTACCCCTGGTTCCGGTCATATAAAACTAGCGTCGTTATTCATAACAGATGTGACAGAAGTTCTCTCTAATATCAATGCGTTACGCACAGAACTTCAGAGCAATATTGACGGGGTATCTGCTACCCTTACGAATGATTATTACACAGCTGTTGAAACAGATTCCGCTATCGCAGTATCGGCGGTGAGTCTTCAAAGTAACATCGATGGCGTTCAAGCGAATTTAAATACAGAAGCTTCTACACGCGCATCAGAAGACACCGCTATTGCAGCAGATATTGTAACACTCACCGCCGAGGTTGATTCAAACACAGCAGATGTAGCCACGAATACTGCAGATGTAGCCGCAAACACAGCGGATGTAGCTACGAATACGGCAGGACTCGCTGCAGAGCTTATCGCAAGAGCAAATGCTGATAGCGCCATTGCAGGAAGTGTCACTGCGTTAAACGTAGAGGTGGACACCAATACAGCTGGTTTGGCAGCTGAACTCATTGCTAGAGCAGATGCGGATACCGCGATCTCTGCAAGCGTCACAACTTTGACTACAGAGGTAGATGCTAATACGTCTGGATTGGCTACAGAGCTTGTTACACGAGCAGATGCAGATAGTGCATTGTCTGTGTCGATAACAAATTTGAACGCAGAAGTAGACACTAATACCGTAGGTCTCGCAGCAGAGCTTGTCGCCAGGGCTAATGCGGATTCAGCTATCGCTGCAGATCTGACTACTTTGACAGCAACGGTTGGCGGAGTTTCTTCTAATCTGAGCGCCAATTATTACACGTCTGCGCAAACAAACAGTGCAATCACTGGATCAGCCACAACACTGCAAGCGAGTATCAACGCAGTGTCTTCCACGCTGAGTACCGATTATTACACAAGTGTTGAAACAGACAGCGCCATCTCAGTTGCAAGCACAGCTTTGCAAAGTAATATCGATGGGGTTAGTTCTAATCTGTCTACCAATTATTATACGATTGCACAGGCAGACACCGCAATCGCTGCTGCTGAAACAAGTTTGCAGAGTAATATTGACGGAGTTTCTTCAAACCTCTCCACGAATTATTACACATCTACTGCGACAGATGGAGAAATATCTACAGCTATTTCTACAGCGCAGACTGCATTGCAAAGCGATATTGATGACGTTGTTGCAGATCTGGTTACTGAAAGCACCACACGTACAAACGCAGATAGTGCCATTTCTACGACAGTAACAAATCTGACAGCTACCGTGGGTACGAATACGTCTTCAATTTCTACGCAGGCAGCAGCGATTACAGATATCGAAGGCAATATGACAGCATCCTTGGCCTTTCGTGCGAAATCCGGGACAGCCGGCGCCGAGCTTGAATTAATCGCCTTAGATGACGCAAGTGGATCTGTTTCCGCAGCAAGAATTTCTGCGGATGATATTGTGTTAAACGGGTCAGTCCATGCGGCGCATATAAATGTAAGCCAGCTTGATACAATTGCCGCAGATGTTGGAACCATAACAGCTGGGGAACTCAAATCATCGGACAACAAATTTGTCATCGACCTGAACAACAAAACGATCTCAATCGAGACATAGGTACTTGGAGGTAGAAAAGCTGGAAAGTTTATACGGTATAACGTGGAA